CCATAGCCTCGGCATAGTTGACGCCATACTGACAAGCCTCTGCACGATGTGGTTTGGTCAACCCGCTGAATCCCTTGTCGTCATTCCACTTGCAACGTGTGCGGTACGTAGCCTCGAAGCACCCAGTGCGGTAAATTTTCTTGACGGCAACGTCATAGCTAAACCCTGCAGACTTTTGTTGCTCCAGAAAAGCATTGAAGTACAGCGACTTGTGACGCCTAGTCGTTGGCGAAAACCCGTTGACGTGCAACCAGAGCTCAATGTTGTCTGTGTGGTTGTTGTGCACTAACTGGGCAACTTCTGTGCTGTATGAATAACCAACGGCAAGCACATCGAAGTGCCCGCCTGAATCCATGTTGATTGAGCTTTGCTGTGAAAGCGTCGGATTGCGTGCAGACATGTTGGTGCCTACACCCAGTGAGCGCATTTCTGTGCCGACGAGTTTATTAGCCGCAGACGCAAAGCGTGCGGCAACCTGTGCATTAGTTGTCATGATGATCTCCAGTGATACGTATATAAGTGAGGGAGTTGCTAATCCCGTGGGATTAACGCTTTACCGAATCGGGGTACCTGAAGGCGCTTTCCGACTCGATGGATACATTGTACCATGATGTGGTGTGGTTGTCAAGTCGTGGAGAATATGTCGTGTGCGTACCAACATAGAAACGGGAAATTCTGTAGGATGTTTGGCGTTCGAGGCGTTTAGTCAGGCAATTAGTTGGATTAGTCGGGAAATTAGTTGGCGCAAAATTTGTAAGTTGTTGATTTGCAAGGCTTTAGTAAATTAGTTGGGTTTTCCAGCAAGAGAGAGAAATCTTGGAGGGGGTAGGGGGGGTTGAGGGCTTGGAGGGGGTGAATGCTACTGGAATTTAACTTTTCCTCTCTTGAAATAGCTAACTAATAAATAATTTACTATTTAATAAAATATATATACCCCCTATGCCGAACCCATGCCGGAAAAAGTCCTTTAAAATCAACAACTTAGCTTATCCACACCACATATGGCCAATTTAACGTCGAAATAGTTTAGTAAATGTAAGTTTCGCGTAATCTAAAATCACCCTAAATTAGTGGTCACTTCGCTCGCAACCCGCATGAATCCTCATTTGTTGTGTATCTACAACATTACTGGCATTGTGGTTAATCCCGTGGGATTAGGGGGGGGTATGCCGAACGGGGCTTTTACGTCGCTCATACGTCATACGTCATACGTCAGCCATACATCGCCCATACGTCGTACGTCGTCGCATACTGGGCCGCGAAGATGATAGTAGTGTGATGCACATGCATGCGTGATGATAGTAGTTTGGTATTGGGATTTTTTGGCGAAAAAAAAAGCCCCCTTGCGGGGGCTTGGCCGGTTTACCGGTTGGTTAAATTGAGGCGGCACCCTTGACGGTTTTGCCCTTCGCGGCTTTGTTGACCGAATAACCTAGGGTTATCAAGTGAGCCACAATGCGCGGGTGAAAAACCGCATCTTTGAAATAACCCTCAAGATCATCAAGCCACAATGAAAACTTGTCAGTTTCGGTTTTGACCATATCGGGTGCCGCGGGTGCCGCGGGTGTTGCCGCGGCTTTGGGTTTTGAGCCGCCTCCGGCTTTGCGCCCAATACCATGCGTTTCGCGCACTTGTTTTGCCGCGTCCTTCATTGCATGCTTTGGCATGTTGACCGCCTCCGCCGCCGTTACTGGTGTATCCACTTTTTTGCCATCTTTGCCAATGGTGTTAACCATAACATGGCAAGTGCTACCCGCGTGAAGTGTCAACGCGTCAACGAACAATGATTTTACATTGTGCCCCGCGGCTTGAAAATCTGCCGCATAAAGTGCCACAACATTCGCGATTCGTTGACCCATGGGTTTCGTAGAATCTAACTGTTGGGCGGCTTTTGCCGCGGCTTCTTTGCACTTGGCAAGCATGCTTTGGGCGGCTTGACCGGCTTCATTGATAAGTGTGCCGATTGCCGCGTCACGGGTTGCCACTGTAACAGTGGCGGCTTTTTTTGCTTTGCTCATGTGAGCCTCCATTCAATAAACCACTTAGAAAAACCGCTAAGCCGGTCATGTCTCAATTGACATGCGTCAAGTATACCACAACTGGACAACATGTCCACCACAAGACCGCTAATCCCGCGGGATTAAGCAAAAAGATGTGATAGTAGTCGGGCCCATACATCGTTCGTCGTGCGTCGTGCGTCGCATACCGGAATGTTAGTGGAGGCTAACTTAGCCCCGCTGTCAACCCCAAAAGATGATAGTAGTGATAGTTTTTGGCGAAAAAAACCCGCTTTCGCGGGTTCGGGTTCAGAAGAACAGGACGTCAAAATAATGTAGTGCTAGCGCGGTGAGCGCGAGGCCCACCGCGACTGCGCTCAAGATGTCAAGAGCACACGATTTCATATTGCGCGACCTCTTCGAGCTTCACTCCGGTCTGAACCTTTTTGCAAGATTCTGAGCCATCAGCGATGTTGGCTTCCACGCGGACTGTGACGTCAACGGAACCGATTGTCGCTGTGAAGCGGTAAACGCGAGACGCGCACCATTCGAGCGCATAATCATGAGAACCGATGGCTTCGAAGCCGAATGTGCTGATGGCTTCGAGCAAAGCAGGGACTGCGCCATCTTTCAGTGAAGTTGCAGTGTCCTCAATTGTGACGGCCAACTCATTGCGAGTTTTGCCAGACCATCCAGTCCATGTGGAAGGGGTTGCGCGAAAATGCTTTGCAAAGCCGATGGCCTGCGCGCTTTCAATTACCGCGTTAACCACAGCATAAGCAGTGGAAAACTCTTTTGCTTGCGCTTGCAACTCAGCCAAATCTTTGCGCTTTTCTGCGATTGCTTCGCGCTTTTCAGTGATAGCGCGTGCGAATGAAACGGGTTTTGCAATTCTAGCCATGATTAAATTCCTTTAAGTAAATGAGTTAAATTTCGTTTGGTCTCTTTCGCCCATGGGGAAATTATAAGGGGTTTTGCCATTTAATTGTGGGTTTGACCCTTAATTCTGGAGGATTGAGTGATAGTAGTAGCCACCCCCCACAGGCCCCCCGACCCACCCCCACCCATACCCCAGCCTTATCCGTGTCTCTCAGAACAAGGCCAATTTTTTAAGTTACCCCATCCACACAACATACTCACCACAAAAATTTTATACCTATTTTTTATTTCCAAATACATATACAATATCCCGGCTGGTTAAGCGCACAGGGTTCGGAGACACTTTCGAGCACCGCGTCGGGTTGGGGGTTCCTAGCCGCCAGCATTCATGTTACATTCCGCCCATGAACAATTCAATCAACGCCGATCAGGTGTTGCGCGAACTTGCACTTGCCATAGCTAGGAATAACGTGGGGGCCATGCGCCCGATCGCTGAGATTCTTGCAGGTGAAGGCTTGACGCAACCAGAATATGATGCAATCTCTGTGAACCCACAGTTCAAGAGGTATGTGGACAGCTACACCAAGGAAATGCAGGACAATGGGTTCTCATTTGCTGCGAAAGCACGCATCCTTGCTGAAGATTTGCTCCCTAATGCGTACCATATGGTCAAAGACCCCGACATTCCTGCTGCAGTTAGGGTAAAAATCATCGAAAATCTGGTCGAATGGGGTGAATTGAAGCCTAAAAACAGTGCAATTTCGACTGCAGGCCCCGGTTTTTCGATCACAATTAACCTGCCAAACACTGCAAATTCGGCACCACAAACCATCGTTTTGGAGGCGGAAACGTCAGATGTCGACGAAAAAACCCTCAAAATTGCAGAAAATGTGCAAAAACCGACGGTAATTTTGCTTGAAGACGAAAATTACGAATACGCAGGGGACGACTACTTATGAGCGTTAATTACACCCCCGTAAAGTCCGTAACGCCATACCTCCTCTCAGAAAAATTCCAATCGTTCATTGTTGGGCCAGTAGGTTCGACAAAGACAACCGCGTCCTTGATGAAGATTCCCATCGAGGCTCGCAAGGTCGCAGCATGCGCGGACGGTATTAGGCGCTCCAGATGTGCAGTGGTACGTAACACGCGTCAGATGTTGCTGGACTCGACCATTAAGGATTTCTTGGGGCTGTTCCCCGAGGGGCAGGCTGGGGTGTACCACCGCACGGAGCTGCGCTTCACGCTTCGCTTCGACGACGTCGAGTGCGACGTGCTGTTCAGGGGTTTGGATGACGCCAACGACGTGCGACGTCTCTTGTCACTGCAACTTTCGTTCGCCATGGTGGACGAGGTGCGTGAGATTAACTCGGATGTGTTCGACGCGCTGACTGGTCGTCTGGGCCGGTATCCCAACGGGATGATGGTTCCGCACCGCCCGCAGTGGGGGGTCGACGAGAAGGGCAACGCCGTGCAGGGTTGCGTGGACGACACCGGTAAACAGGTTAAGAAAGTGTGGGGTGCGACTAACCCGCCGGACATGGACGCACACTGGGAGCAGTATCTCACCAACGCTGACCCTGAGAAAGTTCACGTGACCATACAGCCCTCGGGTCTGTCTGAAGAGGCGGACTGGGTGCAACACTTGCCATCGAACTACTACGAGGATTTGTGCGAGGGTAAGAGCGAGGACTGGGTAGAC